AGAGAGAAGAGACGCGAAATTCGCGCAGAGATGGAATAACCAAGACCTGACTTATGCCGTGGAGTTATAGATGAGCACCGGAGGCGTTAAGCTAGGCTCTTCGTATGACGAGGCCCGGACGCGCAAGGTCAACGCCGAGGCCGAGATTGCGGAGCTGGAGCTCGCTCAGGTTCACGGAAGGCTCGTGGTCGCGGAGGATGTCGTTTCCGCGTGGACGGATGTTCTGGGTGCCGTGAAGGCTCGGCTGATGTCGGTGGCGTCGAAGGCCGCTCCGGTAGTGTCGAGCGAGACGAATCCGGGCATGTGTCAGCAGATCATCGAGGACTTGGTGCGCGAGGCACTGGAGGAGCTGAGTGGCTACGAACCACAGATCAGCCCAACGACAGCGACTGTCGAGCGGCCTGAAGAGGGCGATGGCGGTGCTCAAGCCGCCCCCAAGGCTAAGCGTCGCAGAGTGGGCCGACCTAAGAAGACGGCTGGACTCGCAAAGCAGTAGCGAGCCGGGTCGCTGGTACACCTCGCGCGCTGAATACCAGCGGGGGATCATGGACGCCTGTTCTGATCCCTCGATCTCCGAAGTGGTGGTGATGGCTGGCGCGCAGCTCGGCAAGTCCGAGGCGATCCTTAACATCCTCGGCTACCACATCGAGCACGACCCCTGCCCGATCCTTGTGCTACAGCCGACGCTGGAGATGGCTCAGGCATTCTCGAAGGACCGCGTGGCTGCTGGCCTGATCTCCTCCACGCCGTGTCTGCGGGACAAGGTGAAGGACCCTCGGTCTCGTGACTCCGGCAACACGACGCTCCACAAGGTATTCCCCGGCGGCGCGCTGACGATGGTCGGTGCGAATAGCCCGTCCGGCCTCGCCTCGCGTCCGATTCGTCTGGTGCTGTGCGATGAGGTCGACCGCTATCCCCTGTCGGCTGGCTCTGAGGGTGATCCGATTCAGCTTGCACGGAAGCGGAGCGCGACGTTCTGGAATCGGAAACTGGTCACGGTCTCGACCCCGACGAACAAGGGCTCGAGCCGGATCGAGGAGGCCTACGAGGCGTCGGATCAGCGTCGGTATCACGTGCCCTGCAAGCACTGTGAGGAGTTTCAGGTGCTGAAGTGGGCGCAGGTGCAGTGGGTCGACGGCGACCCGGAGACTGCCCGGTATGCCTGCGAGCACTGCGGTGCGCTCTGGGATGAGGCTGAACGGATGTGGAGTGTCAGGAACGGTCAGTGGATTGCGGAGAAGCCCTTCGCGGGCATTGCTGGCTTCGCGATCAACGGCCTTTACAGCCCGTGGACCCGGCTGGCCGATGGTGTGCGGGACTTCCTCAGTGTGAAGCGGTCACCTGACCAGCTCCGCGTCTGGACGAACACCTACCTCGGAGAGACATGGGAGGACGCTGGCGAGCGGGTGGACGACTGGGAGCTCGCGGAGCGTCGTGAACCGCTGAACCCGATCCCGGACGATGTGCTGATGCTGACGGCAGGCGTGGACGTGCAGGACAACCGCCTCGAGGTCTCGGTGATCGGCTGGGGGCGTGACGATGAATCGTGGGTTCTGAGCCACGAGACCCTGTACGGGGATCCTTCTACGCCTCAACTCTGGGCCGCGCTCGATACCCGTCTCGCGCAGACCTACACGACCGACGAGGGCCGGACCATTCCTATTCGCGCGTCCTGCGTGGACTCAGGTGGTCACTACACGAATGCGGTGTATCAATACTGCAAGCGCAATCAGGGGAGAGGCATCTTCGCCATCAAGGGCGTAGGCGGCGAGGGCAAGGCGCTGGCGGGCAGGCCGACGAAGAACAACGTCGGCAAGTGTCCCCTGTTCCCCATCGGCGTCCACAGCGCGAAGGACACGCTATTCGGTAGGCTGAAGATCGACGCGCCGGGGCCGGGTTACGTCCACTTCGCCGACACGCTGTCGGACGAATACTTCAAGCAGCTGACGGCAGAGAAGCTGGTCACGAAGTTCACGAAAGGCTTCAAGAAGCGTGAGTTCGTCAAGGTGAGGCCACGGAATGAGGCGCTCGACTGCTTCGTGTATGCCATCGCCGCATACTCTATAATCGGCGTGAACGTCAACGCGATCAAACGCGCGCCCGTCGAAAAGTCCGAGGGGCAGTCTCAACGCACACCGACGCGGCCCCGCAAGGGCGGATGGGTGAATAGCTGGCGGTGATATGGCGAACCTTTTCGACGTAGCGAACGCGCCGACCATCGAGCCGGAGGAGCTGGTGATCGGCGACTTCGTGCAATGGAAGCGCACCGACCTCTTCGGCGACTACCCGGACTCGGCATACTCGATTCAGTATGTGAGCCGGAAGGCTGCTGGTGGTGGAGATCACGAGTTCACCGTGGTGGGTTCGGTGACGGGCACGGACTGGATATTCCAGATCGCCAGTGCGACCTCGGCCAACTTCGACCCGAATCACCACCACTGGCAGCTCGAGGTGATTCGCACGAGCGACTCCTCGCGAATCGTGATCGAGCGCGGTCACTGGAAAATCATTCAAGACCTCGACGCGAACGATGATCCCCGCTCGCACGCCGAGATCATGGTCGACAAGATCCAGTCTCTGCTGGAAGGGCGCGCGGATTCCGATGTCGACTCCTACAGTATCGCTGGTCGGAGCCTCTCTAAACTGTCGTTCGAGGAACTCATCAAGGCGCGTGACTATTTCCGCTCCGAGGTGAAGCAGGAGAAGGCTGCGGAGTTCGCAGAGCGCGGCCTGAATACCGGGGCCACGATCAAGGTGAGATTCTGATGGCGATTCGCGACTGGTTCGGGAAGAAGTCCCCGGAGAAGCCTCGCCGGAAGCGGGCCTATGCAGCGGCCAGCACTGGCCGACTGTTCGCAGACTTTCCCGGCTCGGAGCGGTCGGCGGATTCGGAGCTCTATCCTGCGATTTCGCGGATGCGGGCGCGGACTCGTGACCTTGCGAGGAACAACGAGTACGCCCGCCGGTATCTGGACCTCCTGAAGACCAATCTTGTCGGAGATCGTGGCTTCACACTCCAGTCCAAGGCGCTGGACTCAGTGGGGCGGCTGGATAGCTCCGGGAATGCCGCTCTAGAGGCCGCATGGCGCGCGTGGGGCCGTTTGGGCAACCCCACGGTGGATGGTCGGTTGTCGTGGATCGACGCTCAGAGGCTCGCTGTGGAGGGCCTCGCGCGGGATGGGGAGGTGTTCATCGCCCTGCACCGTGGCACTGGTTTCCATGACAGTTTCGCGCTGGAGTTCATCGAGCCGGATCAGGTGGACGAGGAGAAGACGGAGCGTCTGGAGGACGGTCGGCAGATTCGCATGGGCGTGGAGATGGACAAGTTCCACCGCCCGATCGCCTACCACGTCCTCGCCAATCATCCCGGCGACTACGACTTCGCCACGCAGGTCTACAGCCCGAAGCATCGCCGCATCCCGGCCAGCCAGATGGTTCACGTCTTCGTCCCGCTGCGTGCTGGTCAGACCCGTGGCGAGCCGTGGATGGCGAGCGCGCTGTCCTCGATCAAGCAGCTCGGTGCGCTTCGCGAGGCGGCGATCGTCAATGCGCGCATCGGCGCGTCGAAGATGGGGTTCTTCACCTCGCAATCCGGCGACCAGTTCGTGCCGGACGATGAGATGGACAACATCCCGATCATGGAAGCGGAGCCGGGGACGTTCCACCAGCTGCCTACCGGGGTGAGCTTCTCCGCATTCGACCCGCAGTACCCCTCGAACGAGTTCGATGACTTCCACAAGGCGTGCCTGAAGGCCGTGGCCTCAGCGCTAGGCGTCAGCTATACGTCCCTGTCGAACGACCTCGAGGCAACCAGCTACAGCAGCATCCGGCAGGGTGCGCTCGAGGAGCGAGATCACTACCGATCGCTCCAGAGCTTCATGCTGGAGCACTTCGTGCGTCCGATCTTCGACCGCTGGCTCGAATCGGCGATGGAGATGGACAGCTTCGGCATCCCGCTCCGGCAATACGAGCGGTTCCGTGACGCGGCAGAGTTCCGTGGCCGTGCGTGGAACTGGGTCGACCCCCAGAAGGAAATGAATGCGGCCCTGATGGGCCTCAAGGCTGGCGTGCTGAGTCTTCAGGACGTGGCGAGCAACTACGGCAAGGATGTCGAGGAGCTGTTGAGCCAGATCGCGCGCGATAAGTCCCTCATGGAGCAGTTCGGCATCCAGTACGCACTCGAGCCCTACGGCGCGAACACGCTGCCGGTCGAGCCCGATCTCGGTGGAAACGACGATGGCTGAATACAAGGGCGAAGAGATCGACACCACCCCCACCGATGGGATGGTCGAGGAAGCTGAACGCGGGCTGGCGTGGCGCGAGGAGTTCGGACGCGGCGGCACGAGGATCGGCGTCGCGAGGGCGAGGGACATATCCAACCGCCGTGAACTGTCGATCGACACCGTGAAGCGCATGGCGAGCTACTTCGCCCGCCACGAGGTCGACAAGCAGGGCGAGGGTTTCTCTCCGGGCGAAGACGGGTATCCCAGCGCCGGACGGATCGCGTGGGCGCTCTGGGGTGGTGATCCGGGCAAGTCCTTTGCGGATCGCGTGATGCGCTCCGTAGAGTCGATTGACGGCGACGATCGCCAAGCCGGGGGATATGAGGAGTCGCGACCGTATCCCAACGAGCACGCTGCCCGGATTCGTGAGCCGGATTCATTCCAAGGCTTCCGGCGCATGAATGATGCGCTGGGTGAGGGGATTGATATAATCCTCGGATTGAAAGCAGGCGAATCAGAGATTCAGTCAATCAGATTCGACGCGAAGCGATTCACGGCCACCGAGGCTCTGGACTGGCTCCGCGAGAACGACTACTCGCCGCTCAAGTTCGAGCCTGCGACGGAGGAACGGTCAGTGGACAAGCGCCACATCGTCGACATCGAAGAGATGGAGGACTCCATCATCGTGGAGTTCGCCAAGCACGAAGAGGCGGTCGAGGAGCCGGAGGTCGAAGAGCCTTCCGTCGAGGAGCCCGCCGACCGCGAGGGTGCTGCTGAGGTGCTGCACCGCTCGATGCACATGGACCCGGAGGCCGTTGACGAAGACGAGCGCCGGGTACGGATGAGCATCTCCTCGGAGGCCCCGGTCGAGCGGGCTTACGGCATGGAGGTGCTGGATCACAGGGAGGAGTCGATCGACCTCGACTTCCTCCGTTCGGGACATGCCCCGCTGCTGCTGGATCACGATCCAGAGCGACAGATCGGGGTGATCGAGTCTGTAGAACTCGACGGCAGTGCGCGGCGACTCCGCGCGGACGTGCGCTTCGGAAGGGGCGCGCTGGCCGAAGAGGTCTACCGCGACGTGCTGGATGGTATCCGGGGGAATGTTTCCATCGGTTACACCATCAAGCGCATGAAGAAAGAGGGCGGCGAGCATCGTGCGATGTCGTGGCGCCCTGTCGAGGCCAGCATCGTCTCGATCCCTGCTGATGTGACAGTCGGCGTGGGTCGCAGCGGGCAACCTCACGTAACCGTGGAATCCAACTCTCAGGAGGCTCATCAAATGAGCGAGCAGGACATCGCGGCCATCGAGGCAGAAGCCCGCAAGGCCGCACGGAAGGACGCAGCGCAGATCGTGGAACTCGCTGCCCGTCACAACCGCACCGACCTCGGCCAGAAGGCCATCGCAGAGGGTCGCAGCATCGAAGAGTTCCGTGGCCAGCTCCTCGAGGCCATTGGCTCGGAGCGTGCCCTCGAAGATCAGGACGTTGGCCTGACGAAGCCGGAGGTGCAGCGGTTCTCGATCGTTCGCGCCATCAACGCCCTCGCCAACCCGACCGACCGTCGCGCTCAGGAAGCTTCCTCCAGATCGGAAGAG